TCCTGATTGGAAGGTACAGACCAGTGATTGGACTGTTGAAAATAGTCGTAGATGGACAACTGAGGACTCAGACAGATTCTTCTACGAAATTGAGGAGAACAAGGATGATTAAAAAAATAATAGAGACCATTTGTTGGCCATGGACTAAGTATATGGAGTGGATCAAAAGTGGATTACCTAAAAAAAAAGATGATAAATAGGTTTTGCAAAAAATGTAACCATCTATGTCATTGCGTAGAAGCAGATCACTCTGATTGTAAATGTGAAAACTGCGAATGTAATGGACGTGAAGAGGATAAAACCTATGAAGGTGGTGTTGTTATTGACAGCACCCAAGATTGTGAGGCATGTGAATAAAATATATTTAGTATTAGCATTACTATTTGCACTGAGCGCCTGCTCGGTAGGCCAAAAATGTGTTGTTACCGATGAGGGCAACGTTGTATCTAGTTATGTATGGTTCTTTAAGAATGGAAAGCCAGCTGAAATAGATAAGATGAATTGTTTCTAGGAGGAACAGTGAAATACCTATCAATCTTATTA